GGATCCTGTCCCGCCGCTAGCAGCCAGCGCTCCCGATATCTGGCTACTCGGTAATGTCCCCGAGATCGTCGCCGCAGTGCCGCCGGTAGCAGGCAGCGTGGTAGGCAGCCCGCTCACCTGCGTAGAGGGAATCGTGCCACTGATTGTCGCCGCCGTGCCGCCGATGGCTGGGAGAGCGGTAGGCAGACCGCTCACCTGCGTAGAGGGAATCGTGCCAGTGATTGTCGCTGCCGTGCCTCCGGTGGCAGGGAGCGTGGTAGGCAGGCCGCTCACCTGCGTGGCGGGGATTGTGCCACTGATTGTCGCCGCCGTTCCGCCGGTGGCGGGGAGCGTGGTAGGCAGCCCGCTTACCTGCGCGGCCGAGATCGTGCCACTGATCGTCACCGCAGTGCCGCTCGTCCCGGAACTCCCGCCCACATTGATCGGCACCGCACTCGCATTAAGTGAGCTGGCCAGGAAAAGGGATAACAATAATTTTTGCATATTACGCTTCGGGGATGGGTTCTTCGGAGAGGGTGTTGTTTTCGTCGAGAGTCAGCTCCACTTTTGAGCCGTCCGGCTTGGTGACGACTGGCTTTGCGCCCGCCGCGATAGTCGCGTGGATCGCACTCACGGCACTGGCGAGTTGCTCCTGCGTCACCAGCGAGGGGAGATTTTGTCCCTCCGGAGTGGCAACTGGGGCCAGTGCGGGCGCTTCGGGCTGCACCGGTGCGGCCACCGGGATAGCGCCGGGAGTGACGGCGGGAGCCGGAGTGGCAATGGGGATGACGTCGGTTGCGGTGGCTGGAGTGCCTGCACCGTTTGTCGTTCCCCCGAGCGGGAGAACGGAGGGCGCGCCGGCAAGCGCGGTGACAGATGGGACTACGCCGGGCACGGCGGCTTGGCCTGGCGCGGCGAATGGGACAATGTTACTCATATTTAAGTGGCAGATGGTGGCGTGATGATGATGGCACCGCAGGAGATGCGATAGGTGGCCAGGAACAGCCCGGCCTTGGTGTGGGCTGAATAGCAATCGCTCTCCAGGGTGGCGTTGGAAAAGGTGGCAAGCGTGCCGTCCGGGTAGGTTAGCGTGCAGTCGCCCACCGTTGTCGGCAGCTCGGCTGCATGGGTGATCTTGAACAGCCGCGCCTGGTCGGCGGTGGCAAACCGCTTGACGCGCGACCAGGTGAAGCTGTTGCGGATGTTTTTGCGCGAGAAACCCTCGGCGAAGTCGGCGCGGATCGGCTGGACCAATTGAACGACGCGGTGCTGCGCGATGGAGGTTTCACCCTCCATCAGATCCACGTCGAGTTCCAGGAGGGTTAAACCTCCTAGAATAATCGTGCACTCGGCTTCGAGGTATGCCATCGCGAGATTAGAGGGTCAGGTTGCCGCTCTGGAGGGCGCTGTAGAGCACCTTGACGTTGAGAGTGGCGATGATGAGCTTGTTCCCTTGCTTCTCCGTGGTGAACTCGCCGGAGCCATAGACGTCAAAGACGTTGGCAAGGGCATCCTCCTGATCGTATTGCTGGCACTTAAACCAACCGCGAATCCGGCCGGTGCCAGTCGCCGGGTTGTATGCCGCCGTGATCGCCGAGCCCGCCAGCATGAGGGACTCGAAGAACAGCTCGCTGGTGTCCATCAGCGAGAACGAGAGATCCAGAGACCGCCCGGTGACGACCTCTTCCGTCCGCCGATAAGCTCCGGGCGAAGGAGCCATCACATCGGTGGCCTCCACTTTGGGTTTTGGCTGGAAGTCCTGGATATCGCCCAGGCTCACCCAGTTGTTGTAGGGAGGCGCGGCCTCCACTTCGGGTTTGAAGGTTTTGCCGACGGTGTTGACGTCGGGCGCGACGCCGATGACGGTGCCTTCGCGGGCGAAGAGCAGATGACTGCCGAGGACGAGTTTTCTAAGCGTTTGGCTCATGGTATTTTATTGGGTTGGGTTGGTGGGTTGGGATAAAATAGCGGGACGAATGGGAGCACTGGTGAGCGCGCCTTCCATGGTGAAAATGACGTGGTAAATGAGGAGGCTCGGGTGTTCGCCCAGGAGAATGTCTTTCAATTGGAGATTCACTTCGCCGAGCGGCGCGAACCGAACGCCAAACCAGGCGATCGCCTCCGCCAGGTCGCTGGCGCTTACCCCGCTCTTGAGGTTGAGCTTGGGTTGCTCCATGGCGTGGACCACGACGACGATGTCTTTAAAATAGAGCTTCTTCGCCACCTGGTTTTGAGCGTCCCTGGCCACTGCGGTGGTGACCAGGCAGGAAAGGCCGAACTCCGCGATGCCTTTATTGAGATCGTTTTCCAGCGTCTTGAGCTTCTCGGTGTAGACCGGGATCTGCGTCGGCAAGGTGAAGTAAGGCAGGCCGATCAGATGCGCCGCAAAGTTCTCGCGGATGTCAGTGAGCATGGGCATCTCCTTTCATTATGACCGAGACACAGCCGCCGTGTTCCAGGGCGTGCCCGAGTTTCCGGGTTGCCGCTGGGTCGGCAAATTCGAATTGCCAGGCGCAATTTTCATGGAGGCGGATGCGCAGGATGCGTTTTCCCCGGCGCGAAACCACGGCGGAGGATTGGACCTGGCACGTTGGAATTTTAGGGCCGTTCATAAGAAATTTTGGATATAGGCATCGAACCCGGCCCGCGCCGCCGCGAGGTATTCTTCGTCGCTAGGCAGCACGCTCGGGTCGGCCTGTTGGTTGACACTGCGAACGAGGAAATAGAATGCGCCGCCGCCGATCTCTTGCGTGCGATAGCTGCCGTCCTTCCGCGCCCGTGCCCCTTTGGCCCGCACGGTATTATCCTCCTGCACCAGCATGGCGTTGTTGGGGCCGGTCGGGATGAATTTGAGCCCGGGAAAATCACGGGGGGCGATCCCGTTGGCTTCCTCGCGAGCGGGGAGTGCCAGCCACTTCTTGCCGCCGGTGGGAGTCAGCACGCCACCAAAATAGCGTTGGGCCACTTCGCGCGGCATCCGCACCGTGGCATCCTCATTGGTGGCAACCGCCACGGTTTCGGCTGCCATGCGCTGCCAAAAGCCGGTCGGTTTCCAGCCCTTACGATTAGGGCGGACGCCATTTTCCGCAAACAGCCCGCGCGTGATCGCGGTGCAGGCATCGGCGATATACTGGTGCAGCGTCTGGGGGAGCTGCATCGCCGCCTCAATGCCGTTCAGCTGCTCGCTGGCGTAGTTTTTGGCTTCAATGGTGAGGGTTAGACTCATGCGCGAATCGGGTTGCTTTGTAGGGAGGGACGGATTAAGTTTGGGACGATTCCGGGAGGTGCAGGCAGCGGCACAACCTCCTGGAAGTCGCGTGAGCGGCTGCCAGCCCTGACGCGGTTTTTCTCTCGTTGGTCTCAGTAGCCGACATAAAGCAGGGTTCCCTTTCTGGCGTGCGATACGCCTCTGATGTCTTTGGGTGTGAATGTGATGATGGTGGAGTCGTGCTCGTGGAGTTGGTGACTCGCTACCAAAAATGCTTTTTTCCCATCCCGGCCCCGGAAAACAGCGACATGCCGCAGGCGATTGCCATCGCGCCAGATTTCAGAGGGATGTTCGATGGTGGCTTCCGCATGCGGCACCCACTCGGGCCGCATCTCCCCCTCATGGCTGTGCATGTGTTTTTGCGCGCGCTCTCCAAATTCGACGCGATGCCCTAATGGATCAGTTTTGGTATAGGGGCTTTTGAGTTTTTCCACCGCGTCAGCGCGCGTGGCCCGCGTAGGCACTGGAGCGTTGGCAGGAATCTCCCGTGCATCAGGAAGTCCAAGACTCTTCCAATTTCCGCTTTTCCCTACGGCCTCTTTATATTTTCCAGTTCCACCACCGGCTCCGCCGCCTTTATCCGCCTCGGAAAACACCATGCCCCGACGACGGGTTTCCCATCCAAGAAAAGCGCCAGGAGTGGTCCCGGTGTTCGCGAAATCGACGGATTCGATCCCGGTCAGGAATATGGCCAGCCGCTCCCGGATCGGGCCGAAGGCCCCTGAGTTTGCCATGGACAAAACCCGTCCGTTGTCCGTGATTTTGAAGTCGCCTCGCCCGAGCGCCTTCTTGAGTTCCGCAGACCATTTTTCGACGCTCGCCTGGGCGGATTCGTTAAACCGATCGATGGGCTGAGGCTTCGGTGGTTCGCTGTCTGCCTCGAAAATCCCCAACTGGATCGCGTCGGCCTTGTTCACGTCCAGCACGCCCATCCCGGAGTTGAAAGCGAAGGGTGGCCACGGGTTGCCGAGCGTGTCTGTGAATCCGCCTGCACCATCGCCAAGCTCCTGCCAGATGGGATGATTTTTGAGCGCCACTAATCGCCCACTGTCGGCTCCAGTGCACCCATCCATCCCGGCCGCTTCCCGCGCGGCATCCCATCGTTCCTGCCAGTCCCTGGGCACTTTGGAAAAGCGCATCCGCACCAGCTCTTGTGCTGGAAACTGCGACAACGTCGCGGTGTTCTGCCCGGCTGCCCAGCGGCCGTAACCCAGTGTGTCGAGCACATTGGTCTCTACGATCAACTGCCGGCGCGCGTTGGAGCGTAAATCCTTGAGCGTTCCCTCGTCTCCCGGTTGCGGCTCATAGCCTACATCCTCCAGATAATCGGCAAGCCGCGCCTTGGCGTCAGGTATCGACATCAAAAGCGGGCGCTCTCCGGCCATTCTGGCGGTAAAATCCTCATCGCCAGGTCCGCCGACGATCTCTTCTACCAGGTCGTCGAAGAGATGGAGAAATTCTCCGTCGGTCACGCGGGCGGAAAAGATGGAGCGCCGGCGAAGTTCCCGCCCCAGCGTGCGCAGTTCGGCGCTCGTCAGCGACGTGGGCAGCAATTGCTTACTGGCCGCGTAGCGGATCGCCTCTGCGAAGGGAATGGGAGCGTCGAAAAGCATGGGGTGTTACATCAAACCGGAAAGTTGTTGGCGGCTCGCCTGGCGCGGCGTGCTGGTGATGATGCCGACGGACATTCCCTGCTGCATTTCCGCCGAGCCGGCGGGAGTGTCTGGTTGCTCAAAGCGAATTTTCTCGTCAATGATCCGGTTGAGGTAGCTCTGATCGTTACGCTTGGTATCGCGCTGGTCATCGGTGAGCGCGAACTGGATGCGCTCCATCAAAGCAAAGAGCGCGATTCGCACCGCAAGGGCTTTCAGCGATCGCGGAATCTTGAATGTGTCGCGGTCAAGCTGATTGCCAACGCTAATCGCGCCGCGCACCCGCGAGACCGCATCCATCAGCGCTTCCGGAATGGGATCGGTCGCGCCGATGGCGGTCGTCTGTGCAGAGTCGATGATCGCCCCGTGGCCGGTGGCCTTGAGGTCATCAATCGTAATGGAAGTCCAGTTGCTCATGAGTTTGGGTTCAATTCAGCCGCCCGGTTATGGCAGCCGGGCAGCTGCGGTTGAAACCAACCGTGGAGGAACGATTAGGCCGGGCCGGTAATCGTGTGTTTCCGGATGCCGAGCGGTGAGGTGATCTTGGTCAGCTCGTAATGTTCCACCGTGATTAGCCAGAGTTTAGCGCTGAGCTGCATGACAAATACGCGGTAGTCTCCGCCGCTCTGCGTCGGGGAGACGAAGCGTTTGATGTTGGAGGCATCCTCGGTATCCGCTCCGCTTTCCGCGAAGAACGAGTAAACCTTATTACCCACCATTTCCGCCTTAGCACCGCCTGCTAGCGAATAGCGCTCCCGGAAAACGCCCACCTTATCGACGTTCAGATAGCTAGCCAGCATTTCAGGAGTTCGGCCGGAAGCCGCATAACCCGCCGGAGTATTCTGGGCCTCGTGTGTGGTAACGCGCGCGTCCCAGGCAGAGTCGCCGTAAACGACGCGGTTGCCACGGAATCCCAGGAAGTCCGCGCCAACTTTCAGACCAGTGCGGACATTACCATCTGGATTTTGGTTGGCACCTGCATTCCAGGTCTGGTCCGTGTTGATTGCAGCGGCGTCCAGGAGCCGAATTCCACGCAAGAGCGCGTTGCGCTTCAAGCGGCGCAGGATCTTCGCCACATAGCGCTGTTCCCAATTTGCGGGAAGTGGGCTCGGCAGTTCGTCGAGATCGACGACCATGCTCAAGCCACGATTTTGCGTTTTCGCCGGCGTTTTCTTGCTCGTATATTTGACGCGGGGAAAGTCGGCGCCAACTGCGCGATTATCCTCATCAGGATCAGCAAGGAACTCCTCAATGTTGGAAAATTCCGCATAGGTGAACCAGCGCCCCGTAGGAGTCGCCGGAGCGATCAATTCGAGGTCGGCCTCGATGTTGTTCGGGTCTTTCCACCCTACGGCGTAGTTAGTGAGGGGTTCATTGAAGTTGCCTTCAACAAAGAGCGCTTCGTTCGCCATGTAGATTTCACCCGGTCGCGCGGTTTCGCCGGGATAGGCGGCGTGGAGAGGCTGTTTTTCAATCGTCGCGATATTGGCGAAGGATTGCTCCAGGCGTTTCTCGAACGCTTTAATGCTTGTTTGGGAGATAGATTTCATTGGTTAAAACTGTGGGTTAAAAAACTGCGGATGAATTGGGTTGAATGGCAGGGATTAGGCTGTAACGACGACATTGTAAGGCAGTGTCGGGATGAATTGGATTTGATCGCCATCAGCACCGGCTGCGCCGAATGCTTTGCCGACGACGTAGTAGGTGCCCGCCGCGACGGGGAGCGTTTTTACTTTGCCGGCCGCGTCCGCGACGATGGTTGCGTCCGCCGCGATGGCTCCGGAGGCGATGGCCCTCTTGGTGCCTTTCACGGCCCCGAGCAGCGCGACATTGAGCGGGTAGTTGAGATCGCCGTCGCTCGGCGTCTCGTCCTCCACAATGCCGACGGGTGCGACGGTTCCGTCGCTCACGTCGATGCTCAGCGCCGAGACACCGCGTTTCGCCAGCAGGTAGCGCGTGGTGAACGCGTTGTCCGCGATGGGGAACGTGGCCTGACCTTCGGCGTTGATATTGACGAGCTGGCTGTTGGCGAAGTATTGGCAGCCGTGTGGTTTCTGAAGTGCCGCTGCAAGCAGCAACACCATGGCGATAACGAATAGGATCATTGGTAACATACTGTTTTTCTATTTGGGTTTTGTTGGTTTGGTTGCTGCCTGGAGGGTTGGAGCCTCCCGGCGAGAGGGTTACTTGCCTTTGCCTTTCGGTGCGGCAGCGGCGTCTTGCACAGCCTGGTCGCGCAGCACGGCGATGGCGGTTTCCTTGTCGAGCCCGGCGGCCATCTTCTGCGCGAGCGCGTCCGGGTCGATGTCTTTGGGAAGCCCCTTGCTTTTCAGCTTGAGGGCTTCGATGGCGTCCACGGCCTGTCCGGCGGTGGCGTTTTCGGGCAGCCCGAGGGCCGCGAGGATTTCATTCATAATAGGTGGGTGTTACTGCGTTGGGTTTTGGATGGATGTGATTTTGGGTTACGCGGTCTTAGTCGGCTGCACCATCTGGGCGAGGATCGCCTTACCCTCGGAGCTTTCAGCGACGGCGGCGTAGCGGGCGTCGTAGCCTTCATTGGCAAACTCCTGCTCGCGCTTTTTCATCAGCGCATCCCAGCGGGCCTGCCGATCCTGCACATTGGCGAGCATCTCGGTGTTCTGCCCGCCGAGGTTCGCGGTGAGGGCCGTGGTCTTGACGACGACGGGAGCCGTGGAAAGGGCCGTGGCGACGTTGGCGAAGTTCTCACCCGCGCCAACCAGTTCCTCTATCTTCGCGGGCTTTTGGGCCATGGTGATGCGCCCTTCGCGCACGGCGCGTTCGGCAAGTGCCTCGGAGTGTATCTTGCGTTCATTGGCGAATTGCGTCTCGGCGTTGGCGAGCTGTTCGCGCAAGCCTTTGTGCGCCTCTTCCAATTTTTGGTGGGCGGTGCTGACATTGGCCTCGCGCCTCTTGACCTCTTCGAGCGCGTTGGAATTCTCCACGTGCTTTTGCAGTTTCGTTTTGAGCTCGGTGCGCGGGGTGGCGGCGGGATCGGTGCCGAGCAGCTCATGGAGCCATTTCTCGAAGTCCGCGCGATCGGCGGTTTCGTCGTCATTTGCAGCCTCGTTTGCCGCGTGTTCGGAAAAGCGTTTTTCAAGCACCTTTTGAACTTGTTCTTCGGTGACTTCCTCGTCGGCTTTGAAACCGGCCAGGACTTTTAGCCAGGGTGGAATTTGCATAGTGTTTATGTTGGTGGGTTCGGTTTCGTCTTCTTCGCCGGGAGCCTCGTTTGCAAGGGAGGCCGGTTTGACGGGAATGGCGGGTTCGTTGGTGAACCCGACGCTCTTGACGCGGGTGGGCCGCCAGATGCGGACGCCGAGCTCCATCTCACCGGGCAGCGCAGCCCAGTTGACGCTGTGGCCGTGGAAGGCTTCGTTGGCGATTAGGTGTTCGCCTTCCTCGTTCCACTTGACCCGCATGAAAAGCCCATGGTCGCCGCACGGCACGCCGCTGTTGGCGAATCCGGCGCACGCGGCGCAGTTCGGATCGTGGCGCACCTGCATTTCCTTCCCGCGCCCTTTGGCGGATTGATCGGTGTGGCCGGGCTGTCCCTTGAAACGGGGATGGTCGGGATGCCCAACATACCAAGGTACACCGAGCGGTTGAGTAACCAGGCGCAGCGGGCTGGAAAATTCATTGCAGATCGCCTCCGCCTCCGGTTTGCCAAAGCGTTGGATGGCTTTATTGCCCGCTTTATCCACGTTCCAGAAATCACCAAATGGAGCGAGCTGCACCCAGCCCTTGTCATCGGGGGCGAAAGAGTTAGCGAATAGGAATCCGTGGGTGAGGGGCTCCGTGGCATTGGCGAAATATTGGCGACGTTTCATATTGGGTTAATCATTAATTTGTAAAATGGTCCTTAGGTATTAGTGCGGAGCGTCGTGCGCGCTCCATCGTTTTTTCTGCATCAAGAGTTTTGTCATATTCCCCGGCTTCCTTTGGATATTTTGCTCTCCATTTTTGTTCCATTTCATCGGCTTGTTTTTTTGCGCGAAAATATGATGAAACTCCGCCGCGTTCCTTGATCCCCTCGGCGTCTGAATGGGCCTTCTCTACCACCCATCGCTCTTTTGTTACATCGGGGATCTTCTCTTCTACGACCCGATAAGATATCGCTTTAACTCCATGCTTCTCCACAGATTCCTGCACCCGCTTAAAAAGTGTGGGGTTCATGGAGGTGAATCCTGTGCTTTTTTTCTCTGAAATCTGTCCGTCTTTACCTTGCATCTTAATATAGACCCCGGGTTCCTCTTCGGCTTCTCCCTTGATGTAAACATGGTTCCCGTCAATGGTTACCCAGTGACCATCCTGGTTTTCGTTGGCCGTATTTGCAAAAACGCCCACCTGATATTTCTCGGTGAGTCCATTGACTAGGGCGGTACCGAGCGCTGCCGAGAAAGCTTTGGCGGCATCCTTGTTTTTGAAAACTTGTTCGGCAATGGCATCCCGGTCATCGAGCAGTCGCCCGAGTTCATTGGCGAAATGGGCGTCGTCGGCCTCCATTACCCTGCGCAGTCGTGTGGTGAGCGGGCGGAGATCGCGTTCAGTTGATTGGATGACTAGATCGGCAGCCTTGGAAATATAAGCCTGCGTTTCAGTGTCGAGATCGCCACTAGCAACAGCGTTAGCGAATAAATACTGCAAACCCCAGTGCCAGCCTTGTGTTTGAAAGACATGCTTAGCCAGCGCGTTCGGCAATTCCTCCGTCTGCGGCGGCTTGCCTTCCGTGTTGTCGTTCACCCGCTCGGTGACGGTGGCCGGGTTGTGGAGTGCGGTGTCGTCCGCCGCCATGACCGGGCGTCCATAATGTTCCAGGCGCTCGCGCTCGCCCAGCCGCGCCCCAGCCTTGAGCAGCAGATCGTCGATCTTGAGATCGAGATCCACATTTTCTTTTTCCGGCACGATCAGCTTGGAATAGGCGCGTGGTTTGCGCCCGTATTTCTGCCAGATCACCCAACGGTCGATATAGATATTGAGCGTCTCGCTAATGATCTGTGCGTCGTCGGTTAAAAGGATGTCGCTCTCGCCGTCCTGCACGCTTGCCCCCTTGTTGTCGGCGCTCATGGTGGAGAGGTCGCTCCCGCGCCAGAGCGCGCACATCGCTCGATCCATCCGTTCAATGAGGCCAGGGAAGGGAAGCGAACCGGAATTCTTTCCAACCTCCAACACCTCAATCTTCCCACTGCCATCGTCGCCATAGATGACGCTGGCGAACTCATTGCCAAATGTGGCCACCGCGCGCGCCATGCCTTTGCCCGCATCGCTGTCCGGGCTGCCTGCCGTGCGCCCGACCACGGGAGGAATGCCGAATTTTTCGGAGTAAACCAGCCAATCCTTGAGCGGCAGATGCTTAAACATCCACGCCACACTGCACGCCTCCATGAGGCCGTCGCCCTTGGTCACCATCCAGCCGCCCTCTTCCAGCGGCTGTCCTTCGCCGCTGCCGACAAATGGAAGGAAGCGTAGTTTGCCGGTGCGATTCTCAAAAAACCAGAGCGGCGCGAACCGCAGCTCGGCAGTGAGCACTTCGCCCGGCTGCCAGACAATTTCATGCACGGCGTAGTATTTGCCCGCGCTGTCCATCATCTGGCGCACCAGCAGCGCAAAACCGCCCCGCTCGTTCTCGTCCAGGGCGTTGACGCACGACATGTTGTCGTAGAACTCATCCAGGGCAAGCGCATCCATCTCCGCCTCCGGGCTGGCGTCGAGTCGAAGTGACTCGCGTTTCAGCCGCGCCACGTTCTTGAGCCGCTTGGCGCGCACCCCTTTGATCACGTCGTCGCGGTTCTCAATTGCCTCCCAAGACAACGCCGCCATGGCGATCCAGCCGATTTTGAAATTATCGAGCTGCATCGCCAGAAATTCCGGCGTCAAATACCGGATCGGCGTAAACCGGCTCAGGATCGCCTGGCTGATATACTGCACCGATAGTTTTGTGTCTGTTTTGGGCGGTTGCATGAAAACGGGTTCCTAAAATTTTGACGTCAGGATTTCTCCGGGGGCGCTATGGGGGCGCGAAGCCCGGCGAATGGGTTTTTGGGCGTTGACCGCCCCACCACAGCGGATTTCGAAAAATCCCCTAAATTTTGGCGCTGAGTGCGGTAGGATGTTTTTCACATCAAGACCCTCCCGCGTTGTCCGCGTCGATCCGGGTGTGAGTCATCCCGTTCCACCGACTGCACCACGATCGGCGCAACGACAATTGCCTCAGCGACCTTTTCGGCCAGTCCGGCATAGCCGGCGCTCAAGAGGAGATGGTTTTCCACATGGTCAATGAAATGTTCAATCCCCTGGGCGTCTTTAACCTTCTGGCTGCCGACGATGAGATGATCCTCCCAGGTCTTGATGATCGCCGGAGCGCCGGGAACATTCGCCGGCGTCCGCATCAACGGCTCCGTGCGCAGTTTCCCGCCGATCACATCCACGACGCCTTCGTCTGCGGTGAGCAGCTCGTTGACCACGCGCTGGATCGTCTGATCCCGGTTGCACTGGATCACGGGGAACATGAGGCCGTCATCGGTGACGCGCAGTCGTTGCTGTAAGCCACCGTCGCTCTTCGTGAACTCCACCACCGCCGCCTTGAGTCCGCGCCATTTGCCCGCCGGACCGTCCCAGGCCAGCCCGTTGCGAAACGAGATGTAGGCTTTCTCGGGCTCCGAAATGCGCGGGAACTCGTAGTTTACGAGGCCATTCAGGATCATGCACAGCGTGCGGCTGGTGTTGGCGTCGGGCCGGGAGTCGATGAAGAGCGCGGAGAGCCCCAGGGTGTTGCAGAGAGCGGGCACCCGCGAGATGACGCTGCCAAGGGCAATCTGTTCCAGCCACACCATTTCCTTGCGCGTGGGGGTTACGGCCTGGCGCGCGGAGAACCAGCAGCGGTCGCCCATGTCCAGGCCGCCGAACCGCGCCGCGCACGCCGGAGCCTCGCCAAGGGTCAGTTCGACGCTGGCATCGTGCGCCCGCTCCAAAACCTGCGGCGTGAGTGATTGACTGGTGTTCGCCGGCATAGCCAGGACATCGCACCGGAAGACAATCATCGCCTCCGGATCTTTGATGGCGTTGTTCCAGCGCTTGACTACCTGGCTCAGATCCATCGCGCCGATACCGAGCTGGGAAATGCGAATGGACCAGCGCCGCAGCTTGGCACGATCGGGGAACTTGGCTTCCGGCTTAATGGTGCTGCGATCCAGTGCCGCGCCGCAATCGATGCACCCAAAATAATAATGGTTGTCCGGCGAGTGGGGAATTCCGACTCCCGCGCCAGGTCGCTTAAAGTCGCCCTCAAAGGTCAACTGCGGATCGCTCTTGGCGGGAAGGCCGTCCAGAGCTAGGCGGATGATCTGGGGGAAGCTCTCCTCGGGGTTCTGTTTACGGCCGCAGCACGGGCACGTGAGGATCCCGACGTGCTGGGTGCCGTCTTCAAACTGTTTATTTTGGCCGGCCCCATGGATCCGCATCGTGCCGATGCTGATCTCCAGCCGCAGGTTGGACGCGGCCAGGCGTCCGCCAACGTACTTGGCGAACTTCTCCGGAACGTCGTCGCGTTCATCCACGATCACGACATCCGCACTCACCGTAGTGGCCGGCTTGTTGAGCGCCAGCACGTAGCCGAGGGCCGTCCGGACGCCATCCGTGCAGAGCATCGCCCCCTTGCGGTTGACGTTTTTCCCCAGCTTGTTGATTGTCTTCCCGACCTGCACCAGGGGGGCAAACCACGGGATCTGCTCGATCACGTCAGGGCGGAGTTTACCATCCACCACCGCGTCAATGAGGTCCTTGTTTGGCAAATAGTAGGCGGCGTTCATGAACCGCACGCCCAACAAATAAGCCATGAGGTTCAACACGAGCACCGTTTTTCCAAACTGAGCGCCGCCACAAATAGCCAGACTCGCGTCCTTGAGAGGCTCGCCGGTATCGCTTCCGAGGATCTCGTCAATCAGATCAATGACGAACTCCAGCAGCTCGCGCCCCTCAAAGTGGTAGGGCACGTATCCACTACCAGCTTTTACCCGGGCGTGAGCAGCGAGCATCTGCTTAAAACTCGCGATGATCGGAAGAGCCACCGGCGAGACGTTCGCGGCGAAGGCGTCGAGCTTGTCCATGACACTACTCATGCGGCCTCGACTCCTTTCTTCACGATCGCGCACATTTTTTCAAACAGCTCCAAAGCCTGCTTGTTGCCTTTGATCTCTGCGTAAAGTTCCTCAAGGCCGAGGTCGATCTTCTTTGCGATCGCCGCCTTAAATTTGTCCCGCTGCAACGCCAGGTCTTCACGCTTGAGATCGAGCTTCTGCGCTTCCAGCGAAGCCCGCATCAAATCGCCCACGGCTTTTGGGTCAACGTGGGGTGAGGCGATGATCTCAAATACCCGTTGTTGCAGGACCGCCCGCGAAGCCGCGTCTAAAACCAACCCGGAGTTTTCCGCGCCCGCGACGATCTTTTCCGCCGACTGAGCGCTGCCCCGGATGCGGCGCGGCATGACCACGGCCTGATAAAAGGTGCCAACAGCGGTTTTGCTGGTGCGCACACCAAGGTCAAGCCAGATTTGTTCCGTCACCTTCTCCAGTGACGTATTCCCCTCCACACCTTCAGTAAGCCAGGTGTAAATGCGCTCTTGCGCCTCCGGAGAGAGGTTGAGCAGCTTGGAATCTGAGCGGGGTTTGGACATGAAAAATTAGGCGAGCCCTTGTTCAGCGAGCCAATCGCGGCCATCGGCGGTGACGTGCCAGGCTTTGTTCTCGGGTGAGATCGCTTTCTCGGCGGCGCGCAGAAATCCTTTGTCCACCAGGTATTGCACCTCCGCCGCTAGCGCTTCCTCCGTAGCTTTCGGAAATACTGGGCGGATGTAGGTTTGCAGGACGCGGAGTGTTACCTCTTGCGGCGCGGCCAGGTCTGCCGTGCGCACGATCTCTGTGCGAAGTAGCTCGCGTTGAATAGAATTTAGACTCATGATCTTTTTAACAAGAGGTCGATCTTTTGATCCATCTGGACGAGGCGCACGCCGTTGGTCTCCAAAGTGGCGGAAATGGCAGAGACCTCGCGGGCCAACGCGTGGTGCGCTTTTTCCAACTCTTTGCGCTCCTCCTCGCCCTTGGTTTCGATGCGGCTGTGCTCCTCGCGGTTGATCTTGCAGTGGCTCTCGTAGGAGCCGCGATGGACAAACTCGTCCGCCTCCTTGGTGACCATCGGCTGGGGTATCCCCTTCTTCACGCCGAAGACATTCTGCGCTTTTTCGGCGATGAAGAGTCCCAGGGCGACGATGCCTACCGAGTTGAAGAGAAAATCAGGCTGGACGGGGATTTCGGCCAAAAGGTGTATCATACGTTTTCGAGGTGGGTGGGTGCGGAGAGGCCCAACGCGCTGGTGAGCATGTAAGGCACGGTGTCGAGCCCGCGTGCCATCATGTTGCTGATAATCGGCAGATAGAAATTGCCCCACGTGGGCTGGCCAAAATAGCCGTCGGCATTGTGGATGATCTGGCAGCCGGCCGTGAACCGACCCACGTCGTCGCCGTCCCCGCCCGAATGGATACAGATGCCAAAGTCGCCGAATTGCACTTCGCGCACGGTGCCGTCAGCGGCGAGCCGGTTGACATGCACCCCCTCTGCCTGCCCGAGCACCGGATATTTTCCGTGCATCAGGTGGCGCTCAAAAAGATGGATACCCTCGCAGAGTTGTGCCGCGCCGTCCGGGTTGATCGGGTTGCGGATCAGCAGAGGTGCGGGATCCACCGACGCGCGCCAGTAGGTGACCTGGTCGCCGATGATGACCACGATCAAGTCATCATAAATCCCCATGGAGTTTGGTGAGCCGGCGGACTCAAGGCCACCCCGGAAGCCCATGAGCCTCACCGGGGAATCCTCGCCGCGCTTGCCAGCCCACAGGGCATTGAGTGTTGGGAAATCGATATCCATTGGATAATTTGGTTTTGGAGGAGCGCCGCGCCCGGCCCCTCGCCAGGCGCGGCCATTCTCTTACCTATGAAACAGTGTTTAGATTTTTCGATCGGGCTCGTTTAGCTCGTCGCAGCGCTGGTTCCATATCCCTTTGCCGAAGATACTGACCGCGCTGTAGACTGCGCTCCGCTGGAATTCCGTCGCACCGAGGTAATACATGGCCTCGGTCAGCACCGCGTTGCATTCGCCAAAGGTCAGGACGGGGCCGCCGGGATAGATTTCCCCGAGTGTTTCAAAGAGCTTGTCGTGCGGCGCGCTCGCCAGGAGGATGACGGGCGCGTCGTTTTGGAGGCAGTTCTGGAACGACCGGGGGATGCTGGCGAAATCCGTGGTGCGGCCAGCCTCAATGTAGATCCGGCCATAGGCATCGCTCTCGTAAATAAAGGGCTGCTCAAAAACCCATTGTTGCACTTCGGGGTTCAGCCCGGCAGCAACAGCCTCCCATGGTGTCATGGCTCGCACCACGTAGGGGAGCGGGAAGCGGGCCTTGAAGACCGCCTCTGTCGCACCATTTCTGAGGATAAGTTCGCTCATTTACTGGAGTCCGAAGACGCGGTTGCCACGGTTTGAACGGCATTACTGGCGGCCACTCCAGCGGCGACGACGGTGGCCTGTTTGGCGGGCGGGCTGGCCGCCTCTTCCAGCCCGGAGGCGACGGCGGAAGCAATGCGCTGCGCGGTGGTCTTCCCGCTCGGGCTGGTGTCGCCGGTGTATTCCGTTACGGCGGCGGACACCAGGGCCTGCGCCTCGGCGTTCGTGGAGGTTTGGCTCACCACCGCGCTGATGGCGTTGAGGCCGGTGGCAATGGCAGAGGCTTCATTCAGCTTGCCATTGGCGGCATAGTCGGAGGCGATGGCGGCAACGGCTTTCTCTACCGTTTGGATGGCGGCTGTTTTCTGCGCCGGCGTGACGGTTTGGCAGGCAGGGATGGCAAAGATGCCAGCGAGCCCGCAGAGGAGGAGGAATGTGCTGAGTTTCATAATCATTTGGAGATGGTTTGGACAGGGACGCTCGCCTTGTAGGCGTAGGGGTTGGGAGAGATTTCGATGCCGACGGTTCCGTCTTTACTCGTGTCGGTCATTTCGGCCTTGGCATAGACGCCGCTCACGTAAAACGGGGAGTTGGCACAGCCGGAGATCGCCAGGCAGCCCACCGCCACCGCCGCCGCAAAAAAGAAAGGTTTGGGATCTGCGATCGGCCCCAGCAGGGGGGCCGTGCAGCGCGGAGCCCCCAGCCCCATCCGGTGAATCCTGCCGCAGACACGGCAACGCCCTCTCACCACGCACACAGGCGCTTGGGCCTCGCGAGGTTTCGGCGAGCGGGACGCGGTGAGGGCGCGCAACGCGCCTGCCGCCTGGGCAGCCAGATCATGGATCGTCTGTTTCATGGCTGGGCAGGGGTGGCCACCGGGGTGCCGTGGAGCGTAGTGGATGCGGAGCCGGTCGTCTTAACCACCGTGCGCAGCGCGGCGTAGGCAACCGTCAGGAGGCTGCCTATCATCGCCGCCGTCTCCGGCTTGAGAACGCCCGAGGTTGCGCCCAGGATGTTGAGCCCGAGGGCCACAGCCGTCAGCCAGAACTCGGTGGTCTGCCAGCCCGGTTTACCGTTGGACGTAGACCGGAGCGCCATGCCGATAAGTGGCGTAGCCGCGCCCGCCAACTCCGCGATTGCGTTCGCTTTGGCGACGATGCTACTCTGCGCACTTGGCAGAGGTAGGGCCGCTGGTAACTCAGGCAGCGCGGCGGCTTCGGGAGAGGATGGGGCGTTCATGACGCCGCACATCCTGGGGATTTCCCCACATCATGTCTTTGGCTGGCCCGGCTTTATCGGCTTTATCGGCGTAAAATTAACGCCAAAGCGCGGAAATCAGGGCAAAAGCAAAATCCCCGAGAGTGTATTGAATACACGCTCGGGAAAAAAGGGTGATGAAATGAACCCTTAAAAAGCTGCCTACAGAGTAAACGGCCCAAAACAGGCCCGAAATGTGCCGATTTTGGAAAAGGGTTGTTTTGGGGGTAAAATCGGGTTTCTGATCACAAAAAACCCACCATCCTGTTGGGATCAACAAAATGGTGGGTAGGGAAAGGAAACGATCTATCGATAAAATCCACCCTTCATAACTCCATGGTCGTACATAGTGGATTTTTGTTTAGGGCCTTCAGATGGCCCAAAATATTTGTAAGCAGGGAGGGTGATATCGAATCCGGTAATTGTCCGATAGGTGCGCGTGCCATCAGGCTTTGCGGCGATGGATAAATATTGATCGTATTTAACGGAATCAGGATACCCCACCACCAGATAGCTGAACATTTTAGGAGGTTGGCCGGAAATAATTTCGTGGCCCCAG